TAAAGGAATAGAAAAATCTTTAAGGGATCATATAGAAAACAAAAGAGATTATACAACCAACCCAACATTAAGAATGTCTTCTATAGGAAAACCTTTGCGGCGTTTATGGATGGAGTTTAATCGTCCAAAGAAAGATACGCCGCCGAAAGGATCAATGCTAATTAAATTTTTATACGGTAGCATACTAGAAGAGCTTCTTATTTTCCTGACTAAAGAGGCCGGTCACTCTGTAACAGATGAGCAGAAAGAGGTTACACTTAACGGAGTGAAAGGACATATTGATTGTAAGATAGATGGAGAGTTAGTGGATGTTAAGTCTACTAGTGATTTTGCCTTCCGTAAATTTAAATTAGGCACACTAGAGAACGACGATCCTTTCGGATACATAGGACAGATTAGTGGATATGCCATAGCAGAAGGAAGAAACAGAGGATACTTCTTAGCTATCAACAAGGTCACTGGTGAGATAACTCTGTTAGAGATAGATGACTTTGGTATCATCAACGCTAATAAAAGAATTGATCAGATAAGAAAGGCAGTTGATGATACTGAACCACCTTCCTTATGTTATTCATCAGTAGCAGATGGCAAGTCCGGTAACATGCGGCTCAACAGAAACTGTGTGTACTGTCCCTTCAAGGCAGAGTGCTGGAAAGATTTACGGGTGTTCAAATATAAAGATAGCCTTAGATATCTTAGTAAGGTTGTAAGAGAACCTAACGTACCTGAAGTAACTGACACTTATATATAAGGAGATGCTTTTGGCAACACAACGAACTGCTTGTCCTGAATGCAACAGCAAGGACAACCTAGTAATCTTCCCTGATGGAGGGGAACATTGCTTCACCCCAGATTGTAAGCATCATGTTCATGGAAAGAAAGGAAAACAAAACCAAACTATCACTAGTAAAGTTTCCAAAGCAGTATTAAACCAAGGTATTCTTTCTGCTATACCTTCAAGAGGTATCTTGGAAAACACCTGCAAAAAATATAATGTACGACAGGATGATGATAAGCATTACTATCCTTATTATAATTTGGAAGGGATGTTGGTTGCTCACAAGATAAGGAATGTATCTTCTAAAACTTTCTATTCAGAAGGAAGCATCGTAGGTTCTGGATTGTTTGGACAACAAACCTTTAACGGTGGTGGAAAGTTTGTTACCCTGTGCGAAGGAGAGCTAGATGCTCTTAGTGCCTACCAACTACTTGGATCGAAGTGGCCTTGTGTATCTATAAAGAACGGAGCAGAGAGTGCAGTCAAGGATGCAAAGGAAAGCTATGAATGGCTTATGTCTTTTGACAACATCGTAATTTGTTTTGATAATGATACTCCTGGTATTTCGGCAGCACAAAAGGTTGCGGAGTTGTTAAGTCCTAAAGCTAAGATAGTTAAGCTACAACATCACAAGGATGCTAATGAGTATCTTGTTAGCAATCGTGAGAAGTTCTTCTTGGAAGACTGGTGGGCGGCAGAAAGCTACACACCTGATGGTATCATATCAGGCAAGGACATGTGGGATATTGTCCAAGAAGACAAGTCGGAAGCTATAATCAACTACCCTTTCAGAGGGATACAGAAACTAACTTACGGCATAAGAACAGGAGAGCTTATCACTGTTACTGCTGGAACAGGACTAGGCAAGTCTCAATTTATGAGAGAGCTTACTTATCATGTTCTAAAAAATACGGAAGAGAATATAGGTATGATGTTCATGGAGGAATCGGTGCGGCGTACCGGCCTAGCCATGATGTCACTAGAAGCTAACAAGCCTCTCCATCTACCCGATGTATACAAGACTACACCTAAAGAAGAATTTAGAAACTACTTTGATAGCACATTGGGTACTGGAAGGCTTTACTTCTTCGATCACTTTGGTTCAAACGATATTGATAAGATAGTTAGCAGTGTAAGATACTTTTCCAAGGCATTAAACTGCAAGTTCGTTTGCTTGGATCATGTGTCAATCATTGTATCAGATCAAACAAACTCTGATGAACGAAGAGCCTTAGATGAAATCATGACAAAGCTACGCACCTTGGTTCAGGAGTTAGACATCGTTCTGTTTCTGGTTAGTCATCTACGTAGACCATCAGGATCAGGGCATGAAGAAGGTGCAGTGACTTCTCTTAGCCAGCTTAGAGGTTCTGCATCCATAGGGCAGTTGAGTGATATTGTCTTTGGCTTGGAACGTAATGGTCAACATGAGGATGAACGAGAGAGGAACATCACAACAGTAAGGGTGATCAAGAACAGGTTCTCTGGATTAACAGGGCCAGCATGTCGATTGTATTACAATCCTGAAGATGGAAGAATGGAAGAAGTAGTTGAGGACATGGAAGATTTAGAATGACCTTGCTAACTCAATCAGTCATAACAGAAGAAGATGTAATGTTAAATCATCTGGTAAAATATGTTCAGTTTGTACCAAGCAAGCTTCCAATGTCTGATTTAATACAGCCTAATCATCTGTTAGTTAGATACAAAAGATACCTTTCATCCATTAGTGAGGATGACTTTTACCAGGAGGATATGGAAGAGATAGGTTTAGAAAAAATGCTGGAAGACTTCAAGAAAATAGATGATGAACTAAACAGGAGTGAGATTGTTGTTTATTCTCCAAGGGATTGTCTAGTAGTTGAGGAAGCATTAGCTGAATTTTCTACCAAAAAAATTAGAAAAATATTTATGAGAGAATTAGCAAGGCTTCATGATAAGCATTATAATAAGCATAACTTTTGGACCTAATAAATGTCTATCTCTGTAGCATCTAGGAAGGCCAAAGGAAGGCGACTACAAGATTGGGTCAGAGATCAGTTGTATATAAGGTTCCCCTCGTTGGAAGAAGGAGATATACGTGGAGCTATCATGGGAGAAACAGGTGCAGATATTAAGTTGTCTCCTTCGGCGGCGAAACAAATCCCTATTAAGGTAGAGTGTAAAGCAAGAGAAGGATACAAAGGAATATACTCTTCTTATCAACAAGCGGAAAGTCATGAGGGAAAAGGAGAACCAGTGATAATTATTAAAATGAACAGAGAGCGGCCGCTTGCAATCGTAGATGCTTCTTACTTTTTAGACTTAATAAAAAAGGATACACCATGCAATACAAAGATATAGATAATAAAGCAGAAGCCCTATTAGAATTGAATACCGTCTTTGATTTATTCTCTTTGATAAGAAAGGATAATGTCTTAATAATTATTTCTGATAATGGAGAAGAAGGAGAATTTACTATTAGGGTTTTAGATTCCACACAAGAGGAAGAGGTATCCACTGCAAATATAATAGCACAAGGGGTTATGAGTATGTTGGAAGAAGACCCTGATGTAGTATATATGCAAGGGATAAAGGCAGCAGAAAATGAATATGTTAACTACGGAGAGAATGTTATTGTGTTTGATCCTAAGAAAATAAAACATTAACATGGGTTCATGGAAGGAGTATTTGCAAATGGAAGATGTTGAATGGGAACAAATAAATAAACCTAGTCATTACAATAGTAACACGATGGAAACTATTAATTTGATAAGGGATAGTATGGAATCGGATGAGTATAGAGGATACTTGAAAGGAAATATTTTTAAGTATGTCAGTAGGTATCGGTATAAAGAAAAAGAAAATCCTTACAAAGATTTGTTGAAGGCACAATGGTATCTATGCAAACTAATAGAGGATGTTAAGAATGATGGGTAAGAGTGAAACCTTACAGGATAAACTGCATATCTTTCACCGTGCCTTCAAACATCCTGTAGGATTAAAATATCCTAAACCTTCTGCTTTAATGGATGGTGAAAAAGATTTAAGGAGAAGGCTTATACAAGAAGAATTTAAGGAGTTGATGTATGCTATCAGTAATCAAGATGATGATGAGGTTCTTAAAGAACTCTGCGATCTGGTCTATGTGTGCGTTGGGTTTGCTGTTACTTACGGCTGGTCTTTTGATACTGCATTCAATAGAGTACACAAATCAAATATGTCTAAGTTGGATGAGGAAGGCAATCCGATATACAGAGAAGATGGTAAAGTGGTTAAGTCTAACTGCTATGAACCACCGAAACTTGCTAACTTAGTATGAGTGAACTACCTCAAAAATCTAAATTCCATGTAATGGAGTATTCACCTATGGTTATATTAATTGAACGGTGTGATACCTTATGTGAAACCAATGAAGGTCATGGTTATACATTTAGTGAAGCAAAAGAAGATGTAGTTTATTTTTATAAGGAAGAAATGGAACACTATAATACTAAGTTAGGTTTGGTTAAAAATTCATTTGAATATTGGAGTAATATTTCTTTAGAAGAGTGGGAAAAACATACACCATCCATCAACGATTATGAATAATAAATGATACACCCATTACTATTATCTTTCCTGATACTTTGGTTTATGTCTGTCATGTGGGTTACTTGTGATGTTATATTTTAAAGGAGAACAGAATGGAACTACCAATTAATCTTGTTAATGATATTGTAAATTATCTAGCACGACAACCGTGGAGAGAAGTTGACAACCTGATTAAAGGAATAA